AACCTTTCTTCAAAGTCTTTGAGGTAGTCGTAACCAAAATTAGAATCACTGCCCAAAACAAGCGCGTCGTTGATTATCTTAGAGATTTCATCAAACGAGCAAGTCTGCAAGAGATCTACAGATTTAAGCATTGCGCCCTTAAGTTTCTGCTTGCGGCAGAAATCTAAGGCCTTGTCTTTAATAAACTCCGAATCCTTGAGAGTTCCGGCTGCGAGGATTCTAGCAAAGTAGTCTCTGACTTGCTTTTGTATTGCCTCGTTCTCTTTGTCCATGTCGGACTTTATGACGGTGCTCATAATTTTCTTTGTAGGGTGAACACCATATTTATTTCGATAATTCAATATTTTAGATGTAAAGAGCCTTAGATACCCTAACTCTAAATATGTAATGTCAAATACTTCTAGTATTTGATCAGCAAATGGCCTATCTTCCAATATAAGAAGACACAAGGCCTCTTGAAAGCTTTTCCCAAAATGGCTAAAATTTGTACGTTCCATCTTTCCCCCCTTCTCGACCAATATAACTCACTTCTTCGACTGTGCAATAATTTTCCTCATAGCTATAGTAAGGTCCGTATTATCCCATTCACCAAAGCCATCTATCATCATCATTTTTCTCATTTCTGTAAGATTAAACGCCATATCTGCATTTTCTAAAGTGTAATTAACCTTGGATTTAACTGTTGGGGATAAGGAAGGGCTGTAAAGTTGCATTAGTCTATAATTCTTCTTTATCACATCAATACCTTCTAGTATTCTTCTGTGGACAAGAAGAGGCTTTTCGACACCTTCGCAATGCTTCACTATATCTTCTATTAAGTAGTCCTGCTCCTCACTCATAAAAGAAAATCTTTTAGAAATTGTTTTTAGACCTGTACCCTGGATACCTTTAAGATTATCGGAAGGGTCACCCGCTATTGCCCTCGCTAAGGCAAAGTTGTTTGGATGTATCCCAAACTGCTTGACTACAGAATATTTGTTTAATACTTCTTTTTGCGTAGGGCGGTATATGACGGTCTTGTCATCACATAGTTGATAAAAATCTTTATCGCTAGAAATGATAATCTTTTGCCAGTCTCTGAGTCTCTTGTTCTGGACCAGGTAGGAGATGATGTCATCTGCCTCTACGTCCTCAATACAGTATTGTATTACCGGCAACTCATTCAGATACTCAGATAAGCGAATTTGTTGCCAGACTTTATTATCCTGTTCTTCGCGAAGAGTGAGGTTACGTATTTCTCTATTTAGTCGAACAGGAGTACGACCAGCTTTGTAATTCTTGTCGATCCTCTTGCGCTTACGAGAGCCGCCACCACAATCCCAAGCAACTATAACCTTGTCAGGCTTAACTTCCCTACAGAGCTTCTGGAGCGTTTTGAGGAAGCCTTTAAAGCCCCCTATGGGCACTCCATTTTGGGAAAGACTTGGGTCTACTATATACGACCGCAAATATATATTCATGCAGTCTATTATCATTACTCTTTTCAAAATCCCCCCTAAAAACGGTGAAGGTGGGATTCGAACCCACGGAGGTTCTTACACCTCGCTGGTTTTCAAGACCAGAGCCTTAATCCTCTCGGCCACCTCACCTATCTTTATTAACTCTCAACGACCCCAGCGTCAATATCTTCAAAGGATTCGATGTTGCCCTGCCTGTCACGATACTTGCCAATGACTTCGGTGTCCATCAACTCTAGCACCCTACTCTTAAACTTCGGGTCTTCTAATTTTTCCATCCATCTGGTGGCTTGAAACTTTTCTGCTGTCCCATCTTCATAAACTAATGAATACCACGCCCCAGCCTGCTGGATATGTTCTGAGCCTTTGATAGCCTCGAACCACGATTCTTCATCTAGAATACGCACCTCATCAGCACCCCACATAATCTGGAAGGTGCATTGGCGTCGTTCTGTGCCGAACCTAGATTTCTTAAGTGTAGCTTTGACTTCTGATCCGATGGTGAAGCCATTCTCATCCTTAACAAAAGCTGATTTTGCTTTACGACCTGTCAGCCAAATACGAAGAGAGGCATTGTAAACCATAGACTTTCCGCCTGGAGTAAAGTAAGGTTCGCTTAGGGCTTCCATTCTCTGTGCATGGGTGCTAGCAATAACTGTTTTTAATTGATTAAGGCCAAGCAATGTACACTGTGAGTTAGCAATAGGAATTGTAAGTTTCTGGAACGCTAGTGAGAGCGTCCTGGCTTTCTTACCAACTGATGAATTGGGATTGAAATCGCCTTCTTTATCAGCCTCTGTGGGTGTATTGGCAATCGAGTCCCAGATAAACAAAGTTTGCTGCTCCGTGCCAATGAAGTCTTCCATCATTTCAAGCACTTGCTCGACCGTAACTGCTTGAATATACATAAACTTTTCTGGGTCTGTGTCTACGCCGGCTTTTCTAATAAATTCGGGATCTATTGCACTTTCGGCGTCAAAGTAGACGACATAGTGGCCCATCTTCTGAGCATTCGCAGCGATATTAACTGCCAAATAACTTTTACCCGTTGCCGACAGCCCTGCGATCTCGGTAATCTTTCCAACAGGAATACCTGCCACTTGTCCCTTGCAGATGACTGAATCTAGCCATCGGGAACCGGTGGGAATCCACTCTTTAACTTCTGTCGGGTTTTCCTCGTTTAAATCATGTGCGACACGCATGCCGTACTTTTTATTTAATCGCTTAATCATGTCGCCCATCGCGACTTTACCTTCTTTCTTCCGTGTCCTAGCCACCGTCCCTCCTTTTAAAATGTGAGTGAGACATCTGTAAACCCATGCCTCCCTGCGGTATGTGAGGCTACCCTGCGTCGGTATCGACAGCAGTATCCTCGGGGTCGGTAGCAGCGGTATCGCTGCCCGTATCCTCGGGGTCCTCGGTAGGAACCTCAGTGGTTTCCTCCACATCCGTATCAACCGTATCCTCTTCCACATCACACGTATCACACGCGTTCAATGCAAGAACACACAGAAGAGCGGAAATAGAAGTTACATTTCTCATAAACATACTAAATTTCTCCTGCATTGTTACTACCATTGTCATCATTGCTCGGGGCCTTCCCCTCGATGATAGCCTCCATAGGCTCGTTATCTACTGAGGTAGATACCTTATGCGCCTCATTAATAACATCCGACGTATTTACATTAGCTGCAACGTCATTAGACGTATTAAAATCTGTTACAAACCAGATCACAAACACAAAGGCTAAAACTGCCCCAGTGGCCTGGACGTACCTGTCTTGTACGATATTTAGAATTTTCATTATTTTCCTCCAAAAGATAAACTAAAACGAGACACCTATTAGAAAAACTTGGGATAGTTCCTCAACCCGTGCCTCCCTGCGGTGGGGGGGGGGACTAGATAGCAGCGCTACTGCTCAAAAGTTCGTCAATCTTTTGATCAACGCTATTGCCAGTATTGCCACCATACTTTTCTACATTGTGGTTGCCGTCGCTCTCGCCAGCAAGCCACTCGTCAAGCATACGACCAACCTCTTCGGGGGTCTTCCGAGACTCTACGAATACATCATCGTACTCGGGAATACTTGACATGGCCTCGGCTGCCTTCCTGCCGCCTGAGTCGTCCGCAAACAGTGGCGATGACCGTCGTCGGGGGGTGATTGTCGTCTTAGGAAAAGACGCTCCAGCAGGCTTCCCGTAGTTAATGACAAGATCAGTGCCCGTTTCTGGGTCTGTGATGTCATCATAGTCAGGATTAAGGGCAAGAGTCACAAGCTCCTTATACGCCATCTTACCATAGCCCCAAAGGCGTACACCCTTATCCTCCTCTCCTCGCACAATGACGGGGGAGAAGAACCGCTGACGGGCCATGAGGTTCTTTGCCATCTTGATATCCTCTTCGCTACCAGAGTTAAATAACTGGCGGACAAAGGAATCCAGTGGATCGTCCTCACCGAAGTTACGCTTCGGACTCAAGAAACCTCGGTTGTCGCCAAGGTTGTAATGGAACCAAAACTCCTTAAAGGGGTCTCCGTCCGCACAAGGGAGGATTCTAATAGTCTGGTCACCGTCTTGAGGTTTCCAGAAAGCCGATGATGCTCGACCCTTACCTTCCAATCTATCCAACTTACTTCTCATCTTCTTCAGATCAATAGCCATGTTAATTTCTCCTATTATGAAATGTGGGGGCTACCCTATAGTCACGACAGCTAATATTCCGTCGTGCTAAACTTGTCAAACTAAATTATTCTCATCGAATTCCGAAGCAGAGATTACACCCTGCACGGTATTATAGTTAAATACTCTAAATTGTCCAGCATCTAAATCCCAGACTAATTCTTTGCCTGGGGCTTGCTGTGGTGATTGACCAGTACCCGTGGTCTTTGCATTAAGAAACGCGGGCGGTAAATCTTCTAGCTTTGCAAACCTCATCTGTCTTCTACTTCCATCAGCCTTGATGAAAATTCCTGTGTATACTGTCATGATCCTCCCTGCACCTTTGAAGTTCTTTGTACACAATAACCGAAGTCATTTTCGTAGTCAGTCGAATATAACCTGTACGAGATCTTCGTCAACCACTTTTCCTTTTTTTCTTCAATTTGGTTCTCTAGGGCAGATATCATATTGGACTCATTAAGTAGTCTACTCTTTCTCAAAGCATAAAAATAACTTTTTTCCCTAATCAGGTCCAGATCGTAGAACATTTTCTCCTCTGAGGTTTCAACATCAAGTAACCCGATTGTTGATATCCTGCAAACATTTTCTCT